TCTCCATCTATTGCACCTAAAAACATTTGTCCACCATCCCAATAATCTGTATCTAAAGCAGCGTTAATATCTTCAAGGTTTTCAGATATAATATCCATTAATTCTACTGTATAAGCTCCTACAAATTGTGAAAATATTTGACTAGCATTTGTTTTAGCTAAAGACCATTTTTGTGTAGCGTAATTATATATAATTATTCTATCACAAGTACCTGTTGTATTAGAAGTATTATTTACACTTGGGTACAACCACATAGCTAATGTATTAAAAGGATCTGTTGCTGCTACTATTCTATCAGAATATGCTTTATTTAAATCAGCATCAAAAAATCTATTAACTTTTTCTACTCCAATACCTACTACATTATCACCTTGTATTTCATAGAATCCGTCATCAGCATAAAAGAATACACGTCTATTATCTTGACATACTGTTTTTCCAAAAATAGCTCCTCTGTTTGGAGATATAACTGACAGTCTAAATACTGTTGCTCCACCAACATAGTCCATACGAACTATTTGGTTTTGTCTAAATACATAACCTACTTCTCCAGAAGTTATAGCTACAATTTTACCACCTGATCCTGGAAGGTCTTGAAAGTCTGATTGTTTACCTGACCATACTGTTATGTCATTAATACCAGACCATTGAATTCTGTTTGTTGCTCCAGTAATATTACCTGTAACTAAGAAATCCCTAATAACTCCAGAGACTCTAAACAAAGGACAAGTTCCTGCAGTTTGAATTGATGTAAGATCAGCAAAATTAGTTGATGTTCCCATTAAATAATATTGAGCTGCATCTACTCCATTACTTGCAATTACGTATTCACCAAACTGTGTAAATGTCCAATAGTCATCATCATCTCCTGTTAAACTTCCTTTACGAGAAGTAAAAGATCCTGATGCTAATTGATATATATCTGTTTTAGTTGCTACAAAATTAAATACAGCATTAGAGTTATCTCTAAATGAACCTGAACCATGTGCATCTTTACCAGTTGTTGATGTACCTGAATATGATACCAATGATGGAAATCTTTTATAAGATCCTAAAGCATGGTAAACATTAGTTGCTACGTTAGCCCCTTTCATACCATGTGCTGGTTGATCAGGCATCCATTCTCCAAAAGGTATTTGCATTATCTAGCCCTATAAAATGATAAGTCGGTTTGTATATCTGTTCTTTGTTGAACAGGAGCTCCACCATATGAATCTTGTTTGTCGTTATTTTCGCATCTTTCTAATGCAGATATATACATTTGTAACCATTGTTGTACTTGGTTAGGATCTATACCACCTAAGAAGTTTGCTGCATGGTATAAAGAACCATACAAATATATTCCAGGATGATTAGTTAATATGTAATTAGATGTAGATGTATCGCTTAATGCTGGAAATCTTTTATAATATGATAAGTAACCAGTATAAGCTGAGTCTGGTGCAGGGCCAAATCTTAAAGATTCTGCTGCGTTATCACTTTCAATTGTATAAACTCTAGGTCTAGCAGTTGTAGATCCTGCTTTAATTTCAAACATATTATGAGGTGTAATATATTCTAATGCATACTTAGTACCAGCAGATAGTATATAAAATGATCTTACTCCAATAAAACCAGTAGGAACTGTTTCAGTTTCAGAGTCTATTGTAATAGCATCAATTTGTTCCATTTGTCTTATTCTTAACTTTGCATTAAAATCAGCTTCAGCTAATCCAATAAAATCGTCAATTTGATTTGTTAAATCAGATCTATTAAGCCAATCTGCTATAGATGCTTTTAGTCCTGAATATGTTGTTAATGCCATTATAAATTTCCTTCAGCTGTTCTGAAATATCTAAACTCATTACTATTAAGTTTAGTTTTCATTATTTTTCTTTGAATATCTTTAGGTAATTGAAACCAGTTGTTAGTTCCGTTATATTCTTTAGCCCATATTGAAAGTATTAAAGGTGGAATACTTGCCACTCTTTTCATTTCTTTAGCACCAGATATATAACCAGAGTCATGATTATAAAGAGCTTTATTTCTTTTTAACAAAGGATTTACATCTTGAGAGTTATTAATAGTTAATTGACCATTAGACTCTTGAATGTATTTAGTCTTTACTCCAGCATCATATTCAACTGATCTTATTCTACCCATACTATTCTGATAGTTCTGTTACGTATAAATTTACTGATCCAATTACAGCTACTTTTTCTCCACCAGATACTTTAAAATATTCTATATCTTTTGAAGGTACAAAAATTGTAGATGTAGTTGCTGTTGGGCCTGATCCAAATTCTATATGACAATCAGCGTCTGCTACTATTCTAACATATTCTATATTATTACCAAATGCAGCTGATGCAGCTGATGTACCAGAAGATGTTACTTTTTGATTTGTTATAGGTCTCATTGCTATATGCATTTTATTTCCTTTTGTTTGGGGATGTTTCCACCCCCATAATTAATTATCTTCTTATAACGAATGTTACTACACATTCACAAGCAGTTGAAGATCCACCATCAGTAATCATTTCGATAGCTTGTCCTTCATTTACTGAGTTTGCAGCAGTAGGTTCTGCAGTATCTACATCACCAGCAGCTGAGCCAGATTGAGTTACTGTTATACCACCACCTGTTACAGCAGTGCCACCAATTTCAAATGATAATGCAGCATTAGCTGTAGTAATAGCATTTTTAATTGATGTAAAAATTTTAATAATTCTTCCATCATCTGGTACAGGTACGAAAGTTGATCCTGCTGTACTTATGTCTGTAATTTTAGATGTTAAAAAATAATCGTTTAATGTTCTCATTGTATTATCCTATTGTTCCGATCATAACCTATCTCTGATCTTCAATTGTTTAATTAAGTACTAGGGGAGTAGTACTAAGGTTACCCCCCTAAATACGTGTCTTATTATGATGTAGTTAAGTCAGCAACTAAACCTGAAGCTGCTTCGTTTCTAGATTCAAGAGTTGCTTCTACAAGAAGTTGTCTTTTCTCTGAGTCACCAGTTTTTGCTAGTTCATGCATAGAGAAGTCTCTTAAGAACGCTATTCCCCAATATTCCATATCAAGTACATAAGCGTCTCTATCTCTAGAGAATCTATTAGGTACTACTTGAAGTTGACCAAAGTCAGATGCGTACACGTCTACTGAAGTGTATAAAGTTGCGTCTGCACCAGCGTCAAATCTAGTAGAATTACCAGTAAATCCTGATAATTTTTGCTTGTTGAAAGGCCCACACATAATCATAGATGGGTCTCCACCAGCATTCCATACTGACTTGATAACATTTTTTAGAGATGCTTCAGTAAAAGCTCTTTGAGTTCCATCAGTTCTAGCAGTGTTTCCAAGACCAGTTCCTGTAGTACCATCAGATGCTTTGTCATCATTACTGATAACCCAAGCTCCAAGAGTTCCCATTTTTCTTGCAGTTGTTGCATTTCCTGCTACTTCAGCAATGTTGCCAGTAATAGTAGCTTCCATGTCTCTTTTTAGTTCTTTAGCTTTTTTAGCTATTTGGTAAGCGATCTCAGATGCTCTACCTGCTTTATCTACAGACTCTTGAGTTCCAGTAATAACTACAGTTTTATCCATAATTTGAGAACTGTTAGAAAGTCTAACTGTTGCAGTTGATGCATCTAAAGTTGCTTCGTCACCTTCAATAACAGCATTGTTAGTAGCTGCTGCTGCAAGTGCGTCTGTTTGCCATTCGTGAACTACTGCAGTTGCTTGTGTTTTAGCAGCAGAACTTAAAAATGGTGTATCTGTTGGTGAGATTGAGTAGATAACGTCTGAAAGATCTTCTCTTTCACCTACTGAATCATACGTGTCAAACGTATTAGTTGGTTGTGCCATTGTTTATTTCCTTTGTTGAGATTTAAGATTAATCATATCAGCTATGGCAGATTGGGCATCTTTAATGTGACCAGTCTTTCTTAGCGTATTGATTTTATTTCTTACTTGCTCTCTACCTGAACTAACATCCGACTTAGCAACACCAGCTTTTAAAAC